CTTCGTCCCTCTAGGTCGATCTTCGCCCATTCTCTTAGGTTCTTCTGACGCTCTTTCCACTGCTCCAAGTCCTTATCTGCCCATGCCTGCGATGCCGTTTCCATGGCAGCGCGGTGCTTCATTTCATCATTCGCGATCTGCCCCATGATGCCCGTAACTGCCTCGTCAGCTCTTAGCTGGATAGTCCGGTCAGAGAAGCGTGCCCCTAATGTCTTAATCTGTTCCGCTGCGTGCTTGCGCATCAACTGCGCAGTTGCAACCTTTGCCTGTGCAAGATCTCCCAACTCAGTAGAGACTCGGTAGAGAAGGTTATTCCTGTTCTGAATCGAATCACCAAAACGCTTGATATTAGCTTCCTGTAGTTTCATATCCCGCGCTATCTCACCGTTCATCATGTCTACCGCAGAATTGCGACCACCACCGTGCTCGCTGAATACTATCGCTAACCTCATAGCGAACTTCTGGAAACCGGACTTGTTTGCCCACACACGGCTAGGGTCAGGTTTCATGTTGCCCCACTGCTCGTAGAGTTTATCAAGTTTATCGTATTGCCCCGTCAGCATCTTCTGCCGTTTGTTTTCAATCTCCTGCTTCTTGCGGATTACCTTCGCAATGCCCTCGTCCCTTGCCTTGCCGATCCTCGCCTCTTCCGCACCCTTCAAGGTGTCGATCTTCCTCGCTTCCTCAATCGCAGCGAGCTTGCGGTTAGTAATCATTTGCTCCCGGTCTGCGATGGTCAGTGGGGAAAGGTCGGCGTCTGGTACTCCTGGCCTATCCAGCCGGGTTTCACCCGCTACCGTCATCGCATAAGGGTCTTTTATTGCATCGGGCTCAGGCTCGGGTTCGGCCCCTGCCTGCGCCCTTTCAGCCACCGCACGATCCTCGGGGGTCAGTTTCCCTCTGGGGGTCAACATTCCACCCTCACCCCTAAGAGATGTAGGCTCCCACGCCGCGCCGCGCCGCGCCTGCGCAGGGTCCAGGGTGTAATCGACATCTGTAGATCTTCGGTCGAAAGATCTGCCCCGGAGGCCAGTCGTGCCCGGTGTCCCTGCGCGAAAATCCGCTTGCTCCGTCTGCCCTACATATCGGGCGGCATCTTCGAGGTCTTTATCTGCATACTCTTCACCAGTGAGGTGAGCCATCTGCTCCCCCTCCATCTCTCGATCAGAAGCGACCAAACCCCCTGCCGTCGATAGGGGCGTCAGGGATGGGGGTGGGGGTGGTAAAAGAGCGTCGTACTCCTCAAGCGTCAGATCGAACGGATCATCTATGCCGCTGATCTCCGGGGCAAGTCCTGGGGGTAGTTGAAACCACGTCCCATCTGCGCCCTCTCTCCAATTGTCACCGTTAGCCATTTATTTGCTCCTATGCGCCTGCTGCGGGGTCTGCGGCTGCTGCCTTCGCGACACCACTGACCAATTTTCGACGCCCCTCTTGCGCATACCTGTCTGCCTCCAGGTATGCCCCGGCTCTGCCCGATATGTCTCTAGCCAATGCCTGTTGAGCACCATACCCACGCTCACGAAGGTCGGTGAACCTGTCGCGGTAATCTCCATACACACCCCTGGTATAATCGCGGTCTTTGTCACGCTTGCCAGTGAGTAGTTGCTCGAACCCAAGTCCAAGTTGCCCATACTGCCCGAGTGCTGTGCCAATCCCTCGCTGCGCAAGATCCTGGGATCTTAACTGTTGGTCTGTCTGTGCCGCTTCGCTTTGCCGGAAAATATCCGCTCGGGCACCTGTCCCAGTGAGCGCACTCAACCTGCTCGCGCCTCGGGGTCCTGCAAGTTGACCCCCCATTGCACGCTTTTCCGCTTCCAGCCCCCGGTCTTGGATTCGCCGCTGCGCAGCAACATCGCCCCTCGCCGCCATCTCCTTCAGCCCGGCAATGTGTTCACCGTACATCCCAAGAGCTTCGGGTCTGCTCGGATCACGCACCTGCTGCGCAAGGAGCATTTCCCGCTCCCTCCTCATTGCTGATTGATCTATGGCGTCCATGGAACGATCATAGAGTCCCTCTCTCAGACCGTAAGGTCCCTCATCTGGGTCGCCATATCCTGCCCAATCAAGAACACCCTCACCGGCATCAACAAGATCTCCCACTACTCCACCCGTGAGTTGATCCACGTACTTCAAAGGGTTCCACCAGCTTCCAGCCATTTTATAAACTCCTCGTATCTGCGATTTTGAAACCGCCCTTTTTGATGCCTACCTCTAGCATTAGCTCAGTAATCTCATAGCCACCCTCCAGGTCTATCCCTGAAGAGTCAGCAAGGTCCTCAAAATAAAATTTGATAGCTTGGCACTTCTGCACTGGAGTGTGTGCCTTTAGCTGATAGACGGAAGACTCCATCTCGCTTGTGGTTGTCCCACTCCCAAAGGGATCACCGTCCCCGAATGTCCCCGAAGGATCACCGAAGAATGTAGCGGCAACCAACGAACCCGCATCAAATATCACCCTTCGCCGTAAATCCTCGTAGTCGTAAGCCATCTCTACAGCTAGACGGTGGCTCGATTTGAACTCACCCAACACCATAGCCCGCCGCACTCTCTGAAATCCCTGCATGGTATCCAGCCTGATCCAAGCCGTTTCTATGCGTAGCTTAATCGCGGCACCGGCATCACGATGCACCCCCGGAGTCTCCCTGAAGATCTTCCCACCAGTAGAACCGTAGCAGTAAGTTCCATCCCAGATAGCGGCATCCACACCCGTGTGGTTTGTAAATGTGCTCCACTGCCTGAAGAAATAATCATAGAGAAGCGTACGCCCGCCAGATGTCAAAAATACAACCTGATTCTTTCCTGGGAACACAGTTGCAGCGGTGACGGTTTGAGAGTTGTACAACTCAACAGGTGCCCCGATATACATCGCACTAAACTGTGGGGTGAGAACGTAGATCCCCTTCTCACTCTGGAACATCACGCCATCGGGGGTGGTGACAATGCTATTCTGCGCGATGCACCCAACATCGGAAATCACTAACTGAGGTTCAGAGAAGAACCCAAAACCCAGGTTGTTTGGACCTTCACCAGAGATCGCATAAATGCGCCGCTTCTTGAATACGATAAGCACTTCATTAAGTATCGCCATGCCCGTGATCGCACCAGCTTCCTCGGGAACGGTCATGCTCAGAGCATCGTTAAAATCTACCGATTGCTCAGGGTAGCGAACCTTTGAATACCTTACTTCGGATCCGTCTTGTAATCCTGCGATGAAAATCCTGTTCTTCCCCTCCGTCATAATCGACGCAGACGGTGGGGCAAGGTTCCCAAGTTCGCCAGAATTCTGATAATCAACCTCTTTTGCAACGAGGTCGCTATCCGTCATACGGTCTACGAAAGGTTGGTCGTCCACGCTATGACTGTTTGCGAGGTATCTGTTTTCTCCCGTTGTGTCGGTCGGATCGTCACTGCTGACTTTGTAAAATGGTTCATTCCCTGTTGGGGTGCCCACCGTGCGGTAGATCTCGAAATTTATTTCTCGCCCAACTCCACTCACAACCTTCTTATTCGTGTGCGTTATCGTGGGGATGGTTAGAGTAACGACGTTGTTGGAGCCTCCTCCAAGGTTCGCCTGGATAGTTGCAGCACACTCAGACCGTTCTTTCTCGCCCCTTGCATTGATCCAGGTTGCATAAACCCGATACCAATATTTCTCTCCAGCCTCTAGGAAGCTACCGACCACGGTAGACACCGCAGCGGTGAAGTCCTCGGGGAAGATTCCGAGACCCGACTCAACAATGTTCTGAGAATCATACTTCCATATCTGGGCACCGTTAAAGTATGCACACCCACCTGACTCCACCATGCGGTGAGCGTCTGCGTGCTGAAAATCCATACGGAAACGCTTGATTCCGTCCTGTGTATAAACTGCGGTTAACGCACTCACCGATGTGGCCGTTTCTCCCCCCAGATCGATGTTTGTTGTGTCTAACCTCACCCTGTAGCTGCCCACCCACTGGTGTAATCCACCCCCCAGATCTTGCACTCCTGGGAGTGACTTCTCCAGTGCCACACCGCCCGCGACCCCATCTTCCATCTTCCCGATCATGGTGCCGTCATCCATATAAATGAAGTATGTCGTTTGCAGGGTGGAGTGGAAGGCTAGGCAGAGTTGCACATCGTCTTGGTCCCTCCATGCGTGCGAGGCAATGCCTGCGTGTAGTTTGAAACTTGATGCTGCGGTCAGGTTCGCATGGAGGGTAGCCGCCGCAGTTCGCACCTTGTTATTTCTGAGGATATTGCCCGCAGCGGGGATCTCATAGAAAACCACGCACCGATAATTGTCATCGAGAAGCTCAGTCTCTATCGTTGTGAACGTGCTAGAGAATCCAGCGACCAAGGAGTCTTGAAAAATCGGTGGTTCTACCGTTGAGGAAGCTGTAAGAGCACGTTCGTTTGCCGTGCTGTCTGCATAATCGTTATTAAAGCGCCAGTAACCTGCAAGACCCGCTGTTGTCCCTACCTGCTCACTGTTCATGTTCCCTAGTATATTGGCCACTGATCTGACCAGGTTCCACACCCGAACGTCTGAGAATGCCCCATCCACGTAAACGGGTGTGCCACCATAAGGGGCACCTAATGCCTTGACCGCACCGACCTTGAAGATAGCTTCAGAATCGGGTGCTCTGTCGGTGCTGACAGACCCAACCGCAGACCCAAGTATGACACCGTTCACGTAAAACTTGACTTCCGCCCCGGCTCTGTCCCTGCTCACTGCAAGGTGATACCAAGTGCCGAGCGATGGGGTCCATGTCGCTGTGCTCGTTATGGTCTGCGTTACGCCGCTCGCATTATGAAACACTAGCTCGGGCTTTGTAGAACTCCCATTCCACTGGAATACATACCCCCTGGTGGATGCTGTCCCCTCGTGCCTTGAGAGGAATATCATAAGCCCCGAACCGGGGACAGTCTCGGCCTTGAACCAAAGCTCAAAGGTAAAGTCGCCGTCGATGTCAAGGGAGTCACCCACTGCGTTATTGGTAGCGTATGCGTGCTGACCTAGATCTTTCTCAAGATCTAAAACGTAGTTCTTGGGCCTAGTCACTGGGTCGCGGTTAAACTCTGCGGTGATATTCGAGACAGACGCCACACTCCCTTCAAGGGTAAACTCGTAGAGTTTTGCAAGGGAGTCTTCTCCGAGTAGAACCATCTCTACATTATTCGAGGTGTCGTCATGGTACGAAACGGCAACCATCCCTGTGTTGGGTTCCTTCGTGATTGTCAGGCACCCGTCAGGCACCACTGCATAGTCAAGAACACCCAGAGATGTGCCTATCTTGGTCTGGTGTGCAACCTTCAGCTTATTGCTGCCATGGCTTGTGTAGTAAGCAATATAAACGCTTATCCCGTCAGAATAGAAATCGTATATGCACACCGATCCGTGCATGTCGGTGGCGACGGTGCTCGTCGATGCGCTGGAACCATTCAAGACAATATCTTCAACGTTCGCAGTCGATACCAGGAGCCTATACATCGTTCCCGAATCGTAATAATACACGTGGATAAATGACCCCACCCCAACCACACGGGGGCGTGAACCACCGGCAGATAGTACTGTGCCCGCCACATACACCGTTCCCGTTTGCTCGTTCACGATGGAGAAGTAGACGCCAGATCCATCCTGCTCCCATGCGTAGACCGTTATGTTGTCGGATGTCGCACAATCCGCAACATCCTGCTTCGCTGTTGAGTCTGCAACAATCTCGGTGCCCACGATCACGGACTTAAAGCGCCCGATTCTTGACCACACATCCTCGCCGGGAAGGTAGCTATAGAGGCTTTCACCGTCTGCGATAACTAACTCCTCGTCCTTTGAATGCACTGCCCTAACATCCCCGATAAGACCGGAAACCTGGGTTGCTATCATTGAGGTATCAAGTTCATCGTACCCGTTTCTCTTTACAATGCTGCCACCCTTAGTAAACACACCGTTCTCAAGGTTGATCAACTTGTCGGATGGTACTGCCTTCTCATCGGTCTTCGTATCAATACCCTGAGCAATCGGCACCGACACTTTTTTCCATCGCATCGTTGCCATTAAACTGCGGCTCCCGCACGGTAGCTAATTGAGAATGTAATGTAGTGGTAGCCGCTGCTATTCAAGTTGACATTCAGCGCGTTAGTGAGTGCCGTACCTGAAGACGTTGGCGGGATGGTAGCCCCATCCCATTCGTTGTTCTCGCTTGCCGTCATGGAGTTCATCACACCCCTGAGCATGAAATAAACGTCTGCATTGTCGTCCACCATCACAGGGATCACCTGTTGCGTAAGAGATACCGCTGTGTTGACATTGATAGCCCCTGAACCAGTGCTATAGTCTGCGACAGAGATAGAGGATGTGGCAATGAAACCACTCTGAGCAAGCCCTAGCGGTGGGAAGTTCGCACACACACCACATGCCGCAATATTCCCCGTAATCGTCCCAATGGCATCGCCCTTCGCCTTCCACGGCAATCCACGCACCTTAATATCTGCGGTTGTTCCCACCGTTGCACTCGATTCAAAGATAATCGATACAAACGCATTCACCCAACCGCCTATCTTCTGATAGTAAGCATAACGCTTTGTATAGGTCAGGGTTGCCGCACCCACTCCCTCCACCGTTGGATCGAAAGCCCGCACGTCACTTGTTGATCCCTGGTCCTCGTAGTGGGATAATGTGTCGGAACCTGACCCGGTATTCTTGAACTTCATACCTGTCGCCGCAATCACTGACCCCGCGAGTGACAGAGAATCAGAGAACCCAAGCGTCACGTTTGTCCCGCTTGTGGTTGCGGTGATTGCTTGTGTCCCGCTCCCCTTCGCAGCGGGGTAGATGATGCTATATGCTGCCGCCATGGCTGGCGCAATCAGTGAAATTGCATAAGACCCGTTGGTTTTTGCACGGAGTCTAATATCCCCACAGTTGAGGCTTGCGGGTCGGGTAGAGGCGTTTTGGTCAGAGAAGGTGTATTCGGTGCTCGTATCTGAGTAAGTAACCTCTGCCGCAGAAGTCGGGTAGTCTCCCCCGATTCCCCCAGATGTGGAAAGGCTCAGGGTTCCGCTTGCGGTCATACGCACCGACGATCCATCACCGTCCACGAAGTACAGATCGCCCGCGACCACTTCCAGCATGTTAGTATTACTCACACCCGTGGACGCTGTGGTTTGTGAATCAAACCGTGCACCCTTCGCCTCTGTGAGTTTGTAACCGTTGAACTCAAGATCGGCGTTTATATTTATTTCACTCGGGATGATCTTCGCCTCAAGATCTGCCTCAACCTCATCACACCATGCCCTAAGTTGTGTCGCCCACGTTGGGCTTGCTGTGCTACCTACTACGGGCAGTGGGCTTGTAATTGCTACTCCTGGCATCTATATCTCCTTAAAAAACCCACAGGTTGATCTTGAACGTGACAGTCGTCGATCCGGTATTCAGCACTAACCAAAGCTCTTGGTCTTTGTGGTTGTTGGTGTCTTGTTTGTCGTAGATGAGTCCCGTGCTAGTGATGTTATTCCCCACGACAATCCACCCTCTGAGCACTCTCCCTAGACCGTGACGTATTCGAGTCGGGTTTGTACCCTCCTTAATGCTCACACCTTCGAGTAACCTACCCTGTAGAATGGGAGAGGTCATCAGTTCATTGAGTCGGTCTACAATGACGCTTGTTTGCCTATGCGCAGACTCTTCCTCGACTGCTATCTTGGTGACTGGCTTAGGCATCTGTACCCGCGTACCTCCACCAATCCGCGCCTGCGGTTGCCTTGTCGTTCACGTCTGTCACCCTCCTGGGTGTTGCCCATGCACGATTTTGCGCCGCTTCTTCAATGCGTAACCGCAACCGTGTTAAGTCCCTCTCAATTGCAGTTGTGGAAGACTCTTCCTTTTGCAGCATTTTCCGCGCTGCATCTGCAATGATGTATTCTTCCCACCCGCTCACTCCATCAATGGTGGTGACATCACTCGCTGAAGTCAGATCCACGGGTGCCGGGATATATATGTGTCTATAGGTGCCCCCTGAAGGTGCAGGGAGTAGTGACATATTAGAACCCTGTGGTGAGTACGTTAGCGACTCCCCACCAAGATTCTCATACTTGTACCGTTCCGTTATCATGTATTCGGAGAGTGGGAAGTAGTCACCCCCACTCAGCCTATCCACCTGAACGGAACCGTAGTAATCCGCAGGGAGAGCATAGGTTTCGCTCCCGTTCCCTGTGATCGTCTGGGAAGTCGGGGTGTAATAGATTAGCCCCGACTGCACCAGAAGATCATAAAGTTCAGCATAGGAGGCTGAGAGGTATCCGTTCAATTCAGAATCCGTCACAAAGGACGAATTCACCATGTCACTACGTTCCCGTGCTCGGGTCCGTAATTGCAATAATGTGAATGTGCGAGCCATCCCAAACCTCCTACACTCTAGTCATCGGGGTTGTACCCCCGTGATAATTCCTGAAAACTTAAAAGTGCCTCCACCCTAGCATCGTCATCCTTTGCATTGGCGAAGTCTCGCGCTGCGGTCTTCAGGTCATCTCGCGAAGTCCCTTGGGGTTTTCCCTTCTTCTTAGGCAAGCCGACCGGGGGCTTCTTGCCCCCGATCAGAAGTGCCAGCATTCCACTAGCTTTTGGCATTACTTCGTCACCGTCGTATTACGGAATACCGCGATGAAGTTACAAAAGCAGTTTGCCGCCAGGTCAGTAGTGACGGGTGCCGCTGCGTCAACTATCCTCGGGGGCATCGTGTAGACCGATAACGTTGGATTAGCACCAGCTGTGTAGGTGGACGTGTTAACCGTCCAGCCATCGATGTCCGTAACCGTATTACCCTCCAACGAAACCACACAGGAGATAAACCCACTGTATTGGTCGTCAAAGGTGATGTCATACCTGCCAGCAGTGGCATGGTCTACAACAGTAAACCCTAGCCCCGATGAAACGGTGGTTGGGTGTGCAAACCGTCCCGTAACGATAACCAATGCCTTACCATCGGCTCGAACGTCGTACAAAGTTGTTTTAGACATTATTTGCCTCCTTTCAGGCTAGTTCTAGATTGCAAAAACGCCATTCCATGCAGGAGCGATGCAGGCCAGTTGCGCCCAATAACGAGCACGGATCTGAACGCCATCCGACGAAACAAGACGTTGGGAGTTGCTCCCGTCAATCGTATCGATGTGGGGGAACCCATCCAAATGGTGCAGTTGGAAAGTGTCCATTTGTAGCACATAGCCACGGTTAGAGGGACAATCCGGGTCAGGGTGTACCATCACGGGACCAGCAGAGGTGTGGATTTGAACTCCACCAAAGCCAACATCTGCTTGGCCGCCAGCGCCATTGTACTCAACCTTGGTTCCAAGACCTTTAACGAGGTTGGAAAAGTTGCCATGAGAAATAAAGCACTTATCCGGTGCCCCACCCTGGCGAACAATGTCCTCAGAGATGGTCAGGATATTCTCTTCGATAGAGTTACCCGTTGCGCTAAGGCGCTGACCCGCAAGACGGTTTGCATGGACCGAACGGTTTACGCCAAAGAATGAGTCGCCCCCTGCGGGTGTCGTCAAAGGAATCCAACCGGCAAGCCCGGTGATTTTCGTTGCCGCTCCGGTGGTGTCATTGTCACCCACTGCCCAGATGTAATGGGTGTCTGCGATAGTGGTGTCAATCGCAGACCCAACCGTGATGATCCCTGTCGATTCGTCTACTTTGGTCACTTCACGGGTGTCGCCACCATCGATCTCGCCCGACCCATCCGCTGCCGACGTCCACTTGATATGTTGACCCACCACGAAATTCCGTGCGTCGTCTGCATCGGTTAACACAAAGTCAGTGTCGGTGCCTGGTTCGCCAGATACTCGCCCAATATAGCCAAAACCATCACGGTAAAGTGCATGTGCCGCTGAGTTGCCCAAGTGCTTGAGCATCATGTCGATCTCAGTCTTACGTGCGTTAACGAACGCACCCTTGTTTGAGCGAGAGGCTCGGATCGTAAGAGCTTCAATCTGGATGACCCCGTAGTCGCTCATCTGGGTGAGGTTCCACTTTGCGGAACGTGATGCGCCTGGGTTGTCCTTGGCACTCGAAAACGTCGCAGACCGACCACCTGGGTTGCCGTAGTAAATTGGAATAACGAGGTTGTCACCCTCGAAGTCGTCCACCTTTTTAACCATGGACATGAATGGGTGGCGTTTCATTGCCACGTTTTGAGGTACACCACTCGGGTATAGCTCTTTTAACATCGCATCAAATGCGCCTTGGTTCAGTGTACTGTATGCTGCTGTAGGCATCTTTCAATCTCCCTGTAAGTTGTTAGCCATCCAAGGCAGCGAGAGCACGTTTCAATCGTTCATCCGCTGTTGCCGCTGGTTGGCGGTTTGTTGTTCTTGTTGACTGCGCGTTACGCAGCGTTCTGGGAGGTCGTTCGTCTTCTTCGACCGGGGTTTCGTCTTCGGTTGCCGCCCCACGCATTTCAAGAATGCGGTCAATTACGGGGGATAGTAGCTCAGTTAGATTTTTGTTTAGATCTTCGGCTAATGATCGCGGGCTAGTGATCGGACTTGATGGGTCCTCCTCCGCGTTACGAACCGCAATCCCATACATCGCCTCGATTGCGTCCTCTGGGCGACTCGCATAGAATGCGTTTGCATATTTTAAGTCATCCGGTCCTGACTTTAGGAATTCGTTCATGTCGGCAACGTATTGCCGTTGGAAGTCTCCGACTTCGGATTGACGCTTTTCCTCTGCTACTTTATTGAGCGCATCCGTTTGCTCGCGCTCAAGTTTTCGGATACGTGCATGGAGTTCACGGGTTTC